TTTATTTATTCAAAAAATTTATAACAGAAATACCAAGTTCTTTAGCAAAATTTACTGGAACTGCATTTCCAATCTGTTTATATTGATTTAACAAAGACCCACAAAAGTGCCAATTATCTGGAAATGTTTGTATTCTAGCATATTCTCTAATTGTGAATGGTCTAGTTTCTTCTGGATGACAACGTTCTGTTTGTTTTTGTGCAGGTGAGCAAGTTAATGTCAAGCATGGTTCATCCCAAGATATTCGTCTAGCAATACCTGTTTTCCCACCACCAAGATAGTAACTTTTCATCATATATTCTTTTTGATATTCTATTGGTAAATCACGCCAGCAACCACCAGGAGGAACCATTTTAAGAATTTTTTCTTTTTTATATGAATATTTAAGGCCATCTGAATTTGGTACATCGCAAGGGTATAATTCTCCCTTTTTTAGAGCATCTTTTAATGTATATATTTTATTATTTGGTTTTGGATAAGTATATTCTGCATTTATATCATTCCTTATTGCTACTAATATGAGCCTTTCACGTTTTTGTGGAACATTATAATTAACAGCATTTAGTATTTTTGGTTCCAAGACATGATAATTAAGTTCATTAAGAACATGTATCATTATAGAAATAGTTTTCCCTGAATCGTGATTTAATAAGCCACGGACATTCTCTATAATACATATTTTAGGTTGGATTTCTTTTACTGCTCTTGCATACTCAAAAAATAATGTTCCACGAGTATCATTAAATCCATTTCTTTTACCAGAATAGCTAAATGCTTGACAGGGAATACCACCAGAAAGTAAATCAATTTTCCATTTATATTCTGTAAAATCAACGGAATGAATATCTTTTTCAATCACATTCCAATAAGGACGATTTATTCTTAAAGTTTTACATGCCGTTTTATCATATTCATTGAGAAGAACATGATGAAAACCAGCTTGCTCTAAACCAAGGGCAAGACCACCAGCTCCTGCAAAAAGTTCTATACTTGTGTATTTATTTGGTACAGTAGTTATTTCCATAAATAATCCTTTACTAAATATTATTATAAAACATAGAAACTTTTTTGTCAATAGCTTAATGTGGCAATAAAAAATGCCCCAGATTGCAAAATTTGGTACCTACAAGCGATTTTGTAGTAGAAGTACGTATAAAGTACATGGTACTGTTAGAAAACGCAACCTTGGTACCACCTTATTCAACCACAGCGAAATGGGAATTTGATATATATAATATTTACTACATATTGACAAAATTATAAAAGTGTGCTACAATTATTAAAATGGAGTAATAAATATGATAAGAGACATTGTTGTGATGGAGTATAAGTAATGCCAGAAATAGATTTTTCCAATCTACCATCAGTAACAAACTATACATTCTATCCATTATTATTTGATGAGAATCCATTAGAAATTTTAATTGGTGGGGCACACAGTGGAAAGTGCTTTGGAAAAGGTACTGAAATAGTAATGGCTGATGGAAGGTTGAAAAGAATAGAAGATATAAAGAAAGATGACTATGTGATGGGGGTGGATTCAAAGCCAAGGAAAGTATTAGGTACAACAAAAGGGTATGGGAAACTGTATAAAATAAAATTTAGAGGGATGGATGAATTTATTGCCAATAAAGAGCATATACTATGTTTAGTTGACAATGAAGAGAATTATTATGAATACAGTATAGAAGAGTACCTGAAAATAAAAAATAAACTGTATATGTATAAAAGTAGTATAGAATTACCTGAAGTAGAAACATTTGATAAACCATATGATATTGGTTTTATGGTAGGAAGCAATAATACTTTAGGTAGAGATAGCACATTTTTTATTCCAGATGAATTTTTATACAATAGTAAGAAAGTAAGAAGTAAAGTATTAGCTGGAATATTTGATGCAAAGACAAATCCAAAGAAAGGAGTACAGGATAAAAGAAAAGATTTCTATGTGAAGAATAAAATATTAGCTGAACAAATTCTGTATCTTGCAAATTCTTTAGGACTATACGTAAATTATACAATAAAAGATGGAGTATACAGAATAAAAATAAAAGGGAATTTGAAAAGTCTACCATGCAAAAAATATAAAGCACATAATATGAAAGGCAAATGTACATTCAAGATTGAGGAATGTGGTGAAGGGGAATATTATGGGTGTATGGTAGATGGGGATAATAAGATGCTGCTTAAGAATTTTGTTGTTACCCATAATTCCTATTTTACTGCACAGAAAATTATTTACAAAATGGTAACAGAAAAAGGGCATAGATTTTTAGTAGCAAGAAAAGTAAAGAAGGAAGTAAAGCATTCTTGTTATGATTTGTTAGTACAAACTATACGTAATTTTGGAATGACTGATTTGTTTTCATTCAATAATACAGAAGCAAGCATAAAATGTAAAGTAACCGATAATGCCATATTTAGTGTTGGACTGGATGATGTTACAAAACTGAAAAGTTTTTTTGACCCTACTGATTTTTGGCTGGAAGAGGCAGACCAAGCTGTTCCAGATGATGTGAATCAACTGAGACTGAGATTGAGAGGTAATACAACTTTTGTTAAACAAGGTATATTAACATTAAACCCAATATGGGCTGGGCACTGGATCAAAAAAACTTATTTCGATGAGCCTAAAAGAGGTGTAACACTGCATCATAGTACCTATAGGGATAATAGGTTTTTGCAAGAAGATGTTGTACGATATTTGGAATCTATTACTGATTCATATTATAAAGATGTGTATGTTGATGGTAATTGGGGAGTATACGGTGGAGTAGTATTCACAGACTATATTATTGAGGATTTGGATTATAGTTTGGACAGTTATGAAAATTTATTTATGGGTATGGATTTTGGATATAATCATGCTTCAGCTCTTATCTTAGGTGGTTTTAGGGATGGAGAATTGTATGTAATTGATGAACTGTATGGAAAAGGCTGGACAAATTTACAGTTTATTATGAATGCTGAAGAATATTATGGGGACTTAGGTCATAGTATGATAATAAAAGCAGATAGTGCTGAACCAGACAGAATCGATGAATGGAATAGTAGAGGATGGCATGTAGAAGGTGCAACAAAAGGAATGGGGAGTTTACGGTTCGGTATAGATTTTCTTACAAGACAGAGAATGCATATAGATAAAACAAAATGCCCAAATACTGCAAAAGAGATACAGATATTCCATAGGAAAAAGATAAGAGATAAAGATGGTAATGAAGAATATACTGATGATTTTGTAGAAGTGAATGATGATTGTATTGCAGCATTGCGATATGGCACAGAAGAATTATGGCACGAGGAAGTTTATTCTGGTTTTATTTCAAATTATAGTTTAAGCGATTTAGGTTTATAGGAGATATTTTATGGAACTATTAAAAACTGATAAAGATGTATTAACTACTTCTGATATTCTTTCTATTATAGAACAATATGAACACAATGAAGTACAGGTATTCAATGTATTATGGAAATACTATATAGGAGAAAATGAAACAATAACTAAAAGAAATCCGTTTGCGAATCCAGCAGTTGCAGCAGGTTCTAAATTCAATCCACAGAATGCAAATAATAGAGGTGATATTATAACTCATAACTATACTGATGCAAATACACCGAATGCAGCAATTCCTGTACCGTATGGTAGAAAAATAGTGAATACTTTTTCTGGATATGCTTATAGGCCAAAATATATTACTTATAAACCCACTGAATTAGTAGATGGTTCCCCAACGGGGCCAAAAAATTCAATGGAAGCTATAAATAATCCTGATATTGAATCACATTATCCTGCTTATGCAAATTTAATGAATAATTATAATATCAATAATGAGCATATAAAAACAAGTAGAGCGGGAAGAAATACTGGAATTTTTGGAGTTTCTTATGAATTATTGTATATAGATGGTGAGTTTACTATGGATAGTAAATTACCAGTAAAGGCGGAAGTAAAATTCTTTACTGTTGACCCACGTGAAATGATACTTCTCTATGACTATAGTTCTGAACCGAAAAAGAAAATAGCAATACGGTTTTATCCAGTAAATAATGGAGCTTATAAAGTAGAAGTGTATTATAAAGACCACATTGAAATTTATAAAAGGTTGAAAAATGATACTTCAAATCAATCTTTTATTGGTAGTAATGACTGGAATCTAGTAAAAGATGCTCCAGACCAACCTAACTTTTTCAATGATATTCCTGTTGCAGCATATTACCTCGGTGATGAAAGGATGGGACTTATTAAACCTGTTATTGGACTGATAGATTGTTATGATATGCTTATTTCTGATTCAATGAATGAATTTGACAGATTTGCAAACGCATATCTTATTATGAAACGGTTTGGTATAACAGACCCAATGAAGAAAAAGGAACCTAATGCTATATCAGCGGCACTACAGAATTTGAAAAGATATAGAATAATGGAACATTTGGATAAAGATGCAGATATAAAGTTTTTAACAAAAGATATTCCCTATGGATTTATTCAGTTTATGACAGATTTAGTAAAAAATCAGATTCATATTCAATCGCATGTTCCAGATTTTGCAGTAGAAAAGTTTAGTGGTGCTTCTGGTATAGCAATTCAAAGACTATTATTTGATTTTGAGAATCTTGTTTCTTCGGCTGAAGCTGATTTTGATACTGGATTGTATGAAAGAATGAATCTGATATTCAATGTCTATAAAGTATTGGGTAGACCATATTGTCAGTCCGAAGATATTGTTATAACTCATAAACGGAACACACCATTGAATGTACTGGAATTTGCACAGACTGCACAGGCATTGAAGGCAGCAGGATTCAGTTCTTATCTTGTTACTGATTTTATGCCTGATGACATTGTACCCAATACAGAAGAGGAACTAAGAAGGCAGGAACAGGATAGAGAGAATATGATGCCTAGTGTAGAGCAGACAAAGAAGGATTCTAAAGGTAATCCTATAGGAACATTATATGATATGACTGGTGCAAAGTCAAGTTTTGATGAGCAAGGTAAACCCATAGGAAAAGCTTTTAATGATAAAGGTGAACAAATTGGAGAATAAAGGAGTAGAGCTATGGCAAAGAAAGTAGAAGAACCTGTTTTGGATGAAATAAAGCAGGAAGTTGAACCTGTTTTGGATGAAATAAAGCAGGAAGTTGAACCTGTAAAACAGGAAGTTGTTTCGGATGAAACTATTGTAGATGTGATGCCTTCATATTCTGAAGTAGAAAGTGAAGAAGACAAAATAAAGAAGTATGAAGAATTTCTTACTAAATATAAAATTGATTTAGAAAGGGAAGCTGATACAGCCGATACTTCTTTCCATTTTGCGAGTAATGAAGTGCTTTTGGAATTGGCTAAAACTTACAGTGATATTCCATATAGCTATAATGTAAAGGTAGCTGATGTACTTTACAATGAATTGATGCGGAGAAATTTGGTTAAAGAAGCTGAAAAACTAAAAGAATCATTGAATAAGAGTACATGGTATGTGAAACCTTGGATGAGATTCTAATATGCCAGATTTTCAGGTTTTTAGAAAAGAAACAATAGTTCCAGCATTTCTATCCTTATTGAAAAAGTATGAGGATAGAATACAAGCAGCATATTATGATGCTTTGATGAATATACAAGGTGAAATGAAAATAATTTATGATAAATATGCTATCGATGGTATACTAACTACTTCTGATTTAGCAAAATATAATAGATATGCTGCAATAGAGGAACAATTATTGGACATCTTGGAACCTGCTATAAAAAGAGGCTTGTATGCAATAAAAACAGCATTGCCAGAATTGTATAAACAGTCATTTTTTTATAATGAGTGGGCTTTAGATATGACTACTGGTATACATTTAGGTTTACTTATTCCTTCTGCTGCTCAAATAGCAAAATTATTTTCCATTGAAGAAATAAATAATAAATTTTATGCAGAATCATTAAAAGAATATACAATAGTATCTAGAAGGAAAATAAGAGAAGCATTGATGAATGGATTGGCTCAAGGTAAAACTTTTGAAGCTATGAGCAGAGATTTATCAAAAGCTATTGATATTTCAAATAGTAGAGCATTAAAAATAGTAAGAACAGAAGGGATGAATGCACTTACTGCTGGTTCAGATTATACATACTATCAGGCATTAGATAATGGTGTTAAAGGATATATGGTATGGGATGCTGTTTTGGATTTAAGAACAAGACCAGACCATGCAGCTATGGATGGAAAGAAAAAGGATATGGAAACTGGACTTTATACATTACCTAATGGTGAAACCACTCCATATCCGCATTGGGAAGGATTAAGTCCAGAGCAGCGATGTAACTGTAGGTGTCTTGAAAACTTCTTTGTAGAAGGGCACGAACCAAAATACAGAAGAACTAAAGAGCAAGGAATTATTCCCTACATGACCTATAATGAGTGGTACAAAAAATATCATGGAGGAGGTGAATAATGGCTGTTAGTAAAAAGCGGAAATCCAATAAAATTAAAAAAGTAATGCATGAGTATAAAATGGGTACATTAAAATCCAGTTCTGGTAAGAAAGTTAAAAGCAGAAGACAGGCAATAGCAATAGCTCTGAGTGAAGCTAAAAGACTAAAATAACGGAGGTGTTAGGATGGCTTGTAAAGGTTCAAAAAAGAAATCTTCTAAAAAGACTTCTAAGAAGAAGTAAGAGGAGGTCTTAAAATGGCTAGAAAACCTAAATTGGGTAGTGGCAAACGATTTGCTGCTATTGAAAAGAAAGCTAGAGAAGCTGGATATGAAAATCCAGCAGCAGTTGCAGCAAGTGTTGGTATTAAGAAGTATGGTGTCAAGAAAATGACTAAATTGGCACAGGCTGCAAAAAAAAGAAAGAAAAAGGCGGGCAAATGAATAATAAAACTGCTACAGGAAGTTCACTTTCTTGTTATCTTAATTGGATTGCTACTGAATTGCAGAAAAAGGAGTTTGGAGAGGTGTCCATTAAATTTGTTGTTCGTGATGGAACTATAGTTGATGTAAGAAAGGAGTCGGTGGACACGGAACATTTTAGTAAAACTATACAATAGGAGGTACTTGACAAAATATAAAATGTGTGCTATATATGGTTAATGATATAAAGCTGGCTGGAAAAACCAGAGGCGGGAGATGTTGAATAGCGTCTTCTGCCTTTTTTCGTATAAAGGCAAAGGAGGTTTTAATTGAACAAAGCAAGACAAAGAAAACTTGAAGCTAGACGAAGAAGACTTGCAGCATTGCATAGTGTTCCTAGCGAAAAGGATTCTGTTGTTGAGAATACAAATAAGGATTTGATTACTGTACCAGTTGTTGTACAGAATGAATCAAATACTTCAAAAACAAGAAAATCTAGAGGAAGACCAATGAAAAGAAGACTTCCAAAATCTGAGTAGGATTAAAATACTACAGGATTTTTGTGAAGGATACAAGGAGAAATAATATGAATGATGAGACTATTACATTTGAACAGGTAAAAGCTTTTTTGGAAGCAAACAGTGATGATGAGACTATTAAAACTTATTTGAAGGGATTAGTTCCAGAAGAACCAATAACTCCTGATAAGGTTAAGGCTTATCTTGATACACCAGATGGTAAAGCGTTAATTCAGCCGATGATGGACAAACGTGTTACTGAAGCATTGGATACATACAAACGGAAAACATTTGATAATGAAGTCAACGCAAGAGTTGCTGCTGAATTATTGAAACGTAATCCAGAAGAGACACCTGAGCAAAAGCGTGTTCGTGAGCTTGAAGAGAATATGAGGAGAATGAAAGAAGAACAAGAGATGGAGAGACTTAAAAGTCAGATTAAAGATTTGGCATTTAAGGAGGGAGTCAGTTTAGATTTTATTGATAATATTCCATTTACAAGTGTAGAACAAGCGAATTTATATATTCGCAATTTCAAAACTGAAATAGAAAATGCAAAAACTGCGAAAGTAAATGAACTTCTTGCAAGTGGTTATAAGCCTGGAGCAGGAAATGAGATAAAATCTACTAATAAAGTTGATTTATCTAAACTTTCGGAGAAAGAAATGATTGAGATGGAAATGGCTGGTGAGCTTGATAAAGCTCTTGGTAAAGTATAATTAAAAATTTAAGGAGATAAATATGGGTCTAGAAAATTTTATACCGACAATATGGAGTTCTAAACTTTTTGTTAGACTTCAGAAAGCTCTTGTGTTTGCTTCATTAGTTGATAGGCAATATGAGGGTGAAATTAGAAATGTAGGTGATTCTGTAAAAATCAATGAGATTGGTAAAATTTCAGTAAATGATTATACAAAATATGAAGCCATTAATTGGCAGAAACTAGATAGTTCACATAAGATTCTAACTATTGACC